TACAGTTCCAAATCCAGAACCTGTTGCTTGACTAAATTCAACATCAGCACTATTAGAAGTTGTACCACTGGCAGCAGAACTAAAAGCAATACTTTGTCTTGCGTAGTTAGTACCACTAGTTGATACTTCTGTACCACTTCCTGCATCAGTAGGATCTGTTGTGAATAAAGCTAAATAAACAGTTGCTGGAGCAGAGGTAGAGGCAGTTCCTAGAAAATGATCTAGTACCTTATTCTCTAAATAATCACTTGCTGCTGACATTGTTTTTTCTCCTTATGGGTTTGCTGAGTCTGTTTTCATTGCAAAAGCAGTACGCCCAGAATATCTGCCTTGCTCATCGTCTCGAATAATTAACTGGACTGCTTCATTATAAAGGCTAATCCATGTAGTTAATCTTTCATCATTCATTATATAGGGTTGTGCTTCCACTAACGCACCATATAAATAAACTTGAGGGTAATTAGAGAGTAAAAAATTGGTAGTATTAGAATTAGAAAGTGCAGGTATCTTTCCAAAATAAGTTAACTTTAATGTATAAACAGAATCAGGAATAGGGTTTAATTTAAATTCACTCCCCATAATTGTATATTGTTGAGGTTTTCCACTAGTCTCTCGTAAATTGTCTAGTTCAATTTCTGTAGGATTAACATAGTCTAAAACAGTATTAGGATCACTGTCCACATAGAATTGTACTGTCTCTAAAAAGTCATTAGGTAAATCAACAAAAGCATCATTAGTTGTCGTATCAGTTGATACTCTTTTTTGCATTGCACGTAGTCTTAATACTCGATTTAACTTAGATTCTGTTAAAGTAATAAAATCTTCAATAGGAGTAGTTAAGTCTGTTCTGTTAAGATAATTTGCAATAGTTGTTTTCAGCTCACTGTAAGATGTTAATGCCATTAGATTTTCTTATCTGTTACCTTTAAATATTTATTGTCTGGATCATTTAAGAAACGAGCAAATGCCACACGATCTTGGACTTTGCCTGTCTTAGAGATAATCCCTGTTTTTTGCATATTATAAAATACTGTTAAAGGAATACTGGCGACATACTTAAAATCTTTATGTTTATTAATGTCGTGTTTTTGTAGTTCCTTATTACGATCTATAATGGGTTTTGCATCAATCTTATCCTCGATGTAATATTTATCAGCAGCTTCATCAATATAGAAGTTACTCTCAATCACATCACCAGGATTCGATAGTTTTAATTTTTTAGCCATTGATTGCTTTGTTAATCATATCTTGAATAGCGTCTTTTTGATTACCTTTAGTTTTCATCATCTTATTAGCTTTAGGCATATCTCTTTTGCTAATCTTGGCTTTACCGCCAGTGTGTGGGCCATCTTGCATTACAGCAGATTTCTTCGAACCTTTTTTGTAAGATGCACCTTTATCAAATACTTTCATTGTTGCTCCTTTGTTTTTAGTAGGGTGGGGGAAAATCCCCCTACCCTTTGATTATACTATATACCTTATGAAGTTGTACAGTCAGCTACAACACCAGAAGAGTCACCATTTCTAGCAACAAGAGTGTACTCAGCTAAGAGTAGTCTCTTATCGTTATCACCAGAAGATGCTAAGTCTTTGGTCTGGAAAGGGCGAAGGAACGCACATTCGAACATGTCGGATTGCAATACAAACGCATCTCTTTCTCTTTGGAATCGGTTAGGCACTACGCTTAACTCACCAAAGTCTGATACATAGATATCAGCAGTAGCAACGATAGTTCTATCTTCCACGTTCTTGTACTTAGTAGCAGAACCTGTGAAGCCTGAGAACTTCTGTTTGTTGAATGGGCCAACCATGATCATATCTGGATCGCCACCATCTTGATAACACTCAAGAATTACTGCCTTCAGATTATCTTCTGAGAAAGCAACAAGTGTATCAGCATCAGTAGCAGTATCAGAACCATCACCAGTTGGATCAGCACCTGCAGTTGATGAACCCGCAGAACGGACTGCGTTAGTTAACCATGTTGGTAAACCACCGAGAGTTCTTGCTGTTGAAGCGTTACCAGCAGAAGCAGCTTGGTTGTTAGTTAAGATTGACTCCATGTCTCTCTTTAACTCTTTACCCATTTTTGCTAATTGGTAAGCTAGTTCGTCATTTCGACCTGCTGAGTTAACAGCACTGTTTGTTCCAGATACAACAACTGTCTTTCTTGAAATCTGACAGTAGTTTTGTACTCTGGTTGTAGCAGCTCTTGAATCAAAAGATGCAACATCGTCACCTTCGACTTGTGCGTTAGATGTTGATGCAGCAGCTAGTGAATCTTTCTGCCATTCGTGTTTTACTTGATCCGCAGTTCCTTTAGCAATGTTAGTCATAAAAGGAGTCTCAGTAGGACTGATTGAATAAATCACATCTTCGAGATCTTCTCTTATACCAACTCTGTTATGGGCGGACACTGTATTTGTAGGTACAGCCATTTTAGTCTCCTTTATTTAGTTGTTTATAAGAATTGCTTTAAAACATTAGCAGCATCTCTCATCGATCCTGTTTGTTTTAAGCGAGATTTTAACGACTTGGCTTGTTGACTGTCTTTGTTGATTGTCTTTGTTGTTCCGCTACGCACCATCTTGGGTACTGTCTTGGATTGTTTTGCAGAGATTTTTGAGTTCATCATCTTATCATAAAGCATCGCTTTTTTGGCAATCACGAATGATCGATGATCTACCATCATGTTCAACTCTTGATCTGAGTAGCCTTCTTTTTTAAGATAACTCGTCATATCTTTGCGTAAACCTTCTCCTTTAACAGGATCAACATACTCAGGCTCTTTTTCAGCAAGCAGTTTTTTTTGTTGTTCCAAGTATTGATTAAATACTTTGGTCTGCTCTTGCTGTTGCTCTTGAATAGCACGTTGACGTTCTGCCTTAATGGTTTCTAACGCTTTGGATTTATTCTCAACTTCAATCTTTTTGCGATGATATTCATCGGGATCAGATTCATATAACTTTGCCCAATCAATGTTCGCATCAGGTTTCATTGAGTTTTCAATCTCACTTAGACGTGTCGCATAGTCTTGTCGTAGTTTTGCCACCGCATCAGACTCGGACTTCGCTTTGTTGACTTCCTCTTCTAAGAGTCGTCTTTCATCAGCTAGTTCCATTGTCTTTCTTCGATAGTCTGAATCTCGTTGATAACCAGACATGAGTTCATCGAGGGTAACTTTAACAGGTTTGCCATTTACTTTGATTTCATAAGCGGCTTCCTCTTCTTGTTCCTCTTCACTATAGTCCTCAGTTAGATCTTCGGATTGACTTTGTTCTTCAACTTCCCCAGTTTCTACTTCACTCTCGGTAACCTCTTGAGGTTCGTCTTGTGTTGCTTCGACTGATTCGGTTGTCTGCTCTTGGCTCTCGTCTGTGGCGTTTAACAAGTTGGCAAATGCAGATTGTGCTTGGTCTACAGTATTGTAGACAGGTGTAGATTCCCCATTGGGATTGTCTGACATGGTATATTTACCTTTCTTTTATGATTATTATTTGAGTTGTTCAGAAGCTAGTTTTCCAGTTTCCATTTCTGAAATTAACATTGCTTCTAACTCATCGATAGCCTTGACTAGGAAGAATATTTTTTCACGACCTTCAACGTCTCTCAGGGGTGAGTTCTTCCATTCAGTGTCAAGTTTATTCCTGATTGCTTTCAAGGAATCTTGTAATAGAGGTTCTTCTAATAGCTCTTTGGCTTTTTGACCTCTAGAAATTTGTTTGTTTAAATCCAATTATCGGCCTCTCGTATAACCCCTACCAGAATAAGCACTAGAACGAATATTTACTTGTCTTGGTGCTGCTCTTTCAGTTCTACTAGAACCACCACTTCTACCTGGAGGGCCAGATGCTCCTGTGCCTTGTCGAGGAGTACCGCCACTTTGTTGAGCTTGTCTAGCTCTTTCTTCAGCTGCTCTTATTTCCGCTTGTCTCTGTCTAGCGGCTTCGGCTGCAGCTTGTTGAGCTCTTCTTTGTGCCTCCTCTTGCCTTTGTTGTTCTAATCTTCTGATTCGTTCTGCTTCCTGTAAGGCAGCTTGTCTAGCAGCTTCTTTTTCTTGTTGTTGAACTAATCTTATTCTTTCTGCTTCAGCAGCAATTTGTGCTTGTCTTTGCCTTTCTAACTCAGCAGCTAGTGCTTGTTGTTGTCTTAGTTTTTCTGCTTGAGCGGCAGCTTCTGCTTTTCTTTGAATGTCTAGTTGACGTAATCTCTCTGCTTCTGCTGCAGCTTGTTGTTGTGCTAACAATGCTGCTTGTTGTTGTTCTTGTTGAAGTCTCATTGTTGAATCTAACGCACCAGGTACAGTTGGTTGAGTAATTGAAGCTAATGGTTCTATATTAATCGGAACTACGGGTGCAGTTGGGCCAAACTCTCTTACACTAATATCCGAAGTACCTCCTGTTGTTACTGTTGGTGGTTGGGGAATTAAACCAGATATTAATGATCCTAA